AGCTCATCTTGCAAAATAACCTTATCGCCCATTTTGATATAGGTATTTTATCACTATGCAATACAAAAATCAAGAATAATTACATTCCGTTATATTATGAAAACATCTCGGATATGTACCAAACACCCCCGAATTTCAAACAGACAGTCGTTTCTAGGCGGTTTTGGACATAGGCAAGTATCAGAATATTACCACAAACAAAGGCGCTTAAATCGCCTTAGAATGCGTTATTTCAATTCGCTATTTTAACCGCTCTTCCATAGCCTCGAAAAACGGTTTCCAGTACGTTTCCCACACGGTATCCCAGCTATACCGGCTTGCGTTCTCCTGTGCCATCTTTTTCACTTTCAGCCAGTTTCCGTATTTCCAACTCTGCCATGCCGACTCAAGACATTCGAGAACCGGACCTTCGCCCACTTCATACCTAAACGTGTTGTTCGGCAAATAACGAAGCTGATCCTGATCTGTGCGGATGAGCCATCCCTTATCGTTTACGAGTTCCGGGCCCGTTGTGGTGTCCGTAGTGATTATAGGTATTCCGGCTGCCCCCGCCTCGACTAGGGGGATTCCGAAACCTTCGCCACGTGTCGGCAGGCAAAACACATCCATCCCATTATAGCAGTCATTGAGCCAGCCCTCGTCTATCCTTCCTATGTCATTCGATCCCTGATGTGGCGCTCTGAGCCATTCTGTTATCCCAAGCTTCTGTGCAATCCTGAGATAAGGGAGTGTCCCTGAGTATTTCCCCTCGATATGGGTATGCAGGTAAAGCCTCGCCTCCGGGTGACGCTCGTGAAACCGCTTGAACGCCCTCATGAGAGGGATAAACCCCTTGCGGTCCTCACCATAGTTTAGACCGACGGCGCCTATAACAAATTCATCGCCCTTCAAGCCGTGCTCTTCCTGGAATCGCTTACGCCCGCCCTCATCCGGTTTAAAGACGTTCGGGTCAACTCCGTGTGGTGCATAATACGGGTCAAGTCCTATCGAGCGGAGTTCCCGCTCACCATGCCTAGACATGGCGATGTGCCACCCCGGACCTTTCGTCCCTCCGTCGGCATCAGCCTTCGGGTCTTGCCCTAAGCACACCTCTTTGAGCGTATCCGATATCCATTCCGTATCGACCGGGATGTAGGCTATCCATTTTTCGCGGGGATAGTGGCGCTTGCCGTGAAGAAGCCAAATGTCCCATAGCGTGAAAACATAGTCGAAACCCTCAGCCTCGACCATCTCGTTTACTATGGCGGCGTTCGTACCCTCAAAAATCTCAACACCGTCAAGTTCTGCCTGTGCCGCCTCAAGATGTTCTATCGCAAGTTTGCGTTCACTGCTTGCAAAGCGTAGCCTGGCCTCCGATAGATGTTCACGTATCCTCTGCCTGTCAATCCAGCATCCCCAGTGTGCGTAGGCATGCTTGGTTGCGATACGGACGAAATGCCCTGCCTCCCGGAGCCGCCTGACGAGTTCACGGGTTACGACACCGTATCCGCTGTGAGACTCAGGTGAGGTTGAGTGCCAGAGGATTTTCATTTTTGTTCGGTTTTCAGGTTCACGTCATAAACGGCCTTGCATACCGGACACGTTCCCCACATCAGACCGAGTTCCTTATCCTCTTCCAGCTCAAAGTCACGGTTGCACTTGAAGCATGTCACGTACCGCTTAGTAATTTTTTTTTCAATCATCGTTCCGTCCTTTCGTCGAAGGCCATTCCGGGGGAAGGTTGCCCCTCCCCCAAAATAGCCGTGTTATCGAAAATTTATGGTGCTAATTAGGACAGCAAGCTACTCTGTGCGTAGCGAGGCCGCCCCTGTACCAGTACCAGTGCCACTTTCTCGGTCCCGCTGCCATTACTGGTAGCCAACCGAGCCCCGACATACCGATACCCCGAGCTGAGCTGTTCTGCTCGAATCTCAGCCTGAAGCAAATCGGTGTCTGTCGTATTCGTGGATGTGAATGTGTCTGTCTGAGATGTAGTCGCAGACCCTGCGCCTGCCGTAGACGTTCCCTCAAGGATGGTCAGTGTGATAACTGACCCGGAAGCAACGCCCGAGGCCATAGCATAGGCCGCAATCACATCGTAATATCGCATATCGGCAAAGACCGCTGTTTCGATCTTGTCGCTGGTTTCACCACCGAGAGCACTGGACCAAGCACCATAGGAAGGTCTTAAGTTTTCCTTCATCTTGTGCATTTCTGTTTCTCCTGTATTAACTGCTTGTCGTCAAGACAACGAAGTTCGAGAGCGTTTCCCCCGATGCGCCACGTTTAGGCGTGATGGGACTTGTCAGGATGGGTTGACCATCCACCCGAAGCACCATGCGCCAGCACGTTTGGTTTTGGAGAAAACCGTAAGAATTCGAACTGTAGGTCGCATGCCTTGACCCTGAAATTTCTAACGACCTGTCCCCGATTACATAGCCCGAGAAGTCCGCGAGGATAATGTCACCCGTCGTACCGAGGGCGGCACAATGTTCGGAAACGATTATAGGCGCCCCGAGACACCGCATCGTAGCAAGGTCGATAACTGAGGACGAATTTGCAGCCGATGACTGCATCTCTACCCACTGAGCCAGTACGCTTTGGTTAATGAGCCATACGGCGTTCTTCAAGCTTCCCGGAAGAAGCCGCTTTGCCATATTCCCGATATCGGCAACGTCGACTAGATTTCCAGCCGTCCGTGTCACCTGTACGGTATAGCCGCTGTTCATAACGCCCAACGGCTGACCCATTACCGAGCCTGACCCGTGAATGTATGAGTCGTCCTCGTAAAATGCTATCGCCCGCCCAAATGCGAGCCTCATAAAATCTTCAAACGCCTTCTCGTTTCCGTCCTCATAGTCATCCTCTAGCTGATTCTGGACGAAACAAGTCGCTATTCCTTCGTGAGCGGTAAGCTTGAGTTGGCCGATGACAGGATCGGTAGCATACTGAGCCTTATCCTCCGTCTCCTCGATCCAGGTGAAAGTGATTCCACCGAAGATGTTGGATGAGCGGTCAGAGTCAACGAGCACCCCAACGTTCAGGGTATCCCGTGTCATCTTAAACGGCGTTGCCCGCGGACGGACAAGCGCCTGTTCTAATGCCGCATGGAGAATTTCGCCAGCCCACTGCTCGGGAACGGTGAACCCGCCCCCGCCGTCTGTGCCTTCGGTCATAGTCTTTGAGACTAGCCTGTCAAGCCTACTGTCTGGATGCACCCTGTCACAATATTTGCGGACGGCGACAAGGAACTCACCCGTAGATTTAAACCCGCCCGTCTTTTTATCCACGCTCATTTTCAGTACCTTTAGCTTGTACTAGAGAGTGCCACGAAGGGGGAGAGGGTCTGCGTTCCGTTGGCCGGCGTAATAGCCGAGGAAAGCCACGGCTGACCGTCCACGCGGATAACAAACCGCCAGTAGGTCGTGTTCGATGTGAACCCTACGTGTGAAGAGGAATCGATTGTGAGCTTCTGCCTGTCACCAATGATGTAATAGGACAGGTCGAAAAATCCGATGTCAGAAGCCGATCCGAGAGCCGGCATCTTTTCCGTCACGATATACGGACGGCCAAAGATGGCCTCAGGGAGCTTCAACGCGGCGCCCTGGTCTTGTGCAACCCAAACAAGCTGATGACCGGATGCCTGTGCGGCATTGCCGGCGCCGGCCTGCATAAGCTGTTCCAAGACCTCATGGTTCATCAGCCAGACGCCTTTGCCTCTCGATTCCGGGAAAACCTGCGACCAGATGGCCACGAGGTCGTTGTAGCGGACAATTGTATTTGCCTGCCTGGTGATCGAAATGAGGCATGGGCTGTTGGTGATTCCGAGGGGCTGCCCGACACCGTTTCCGGTGACAAATGCAGTATCCTCGAACCATGCGTAGGCATCGGAGAAAAGCCGCTTGAGCAGCATTTCCAGCCCGACAGCGTTATCGGCGATAAGGGCATTGGAGGCACGGGTATAACCGCTCAGTTCATGGGCGGTCAATTTGCAGTTTCCGAACTTAGGCTCGGATTCCGTCTTGGTCCCGGCTTCCTCTGTCCAGTATGCGGCGATACCGCCGTAGAGCGTAGAGGCGTGCGAGCTTTCATCGATCCTGGGGATGTTTACCGTGTCGGTAGACATCGGGATGAGCATCGGGTTCTGCGAGCGGACAATAGAGCGTTCGAGTGCGAGCTGTTGTATTTCCATGACGTACTGTTCGGGAATTAAAAACCCTCCGGCACTGTCTGTGCCTTCCGTCATGGTTTTGACCAACTGGTCCTGCGATTCTACTGTATAGTGAACGGGTTCGATCATCTTGCCTTTAGAATTAATAAAGACAAGACGATTGTCGGAATGGCCGTATCTGCGGAACTTTTCGAGAGCGAGAATAAATTCACCAAAGCTCTTGAATTCTTTCTTGTCAGCTTCTTCCTGTGCAATGTCGATGTCGGTCTTTTCGGGTTTCAGCATGTTAGGGATGCTCGCTTTCTCTGCTTTCTTTTCAACTTTCTCTTCGGCCTTAACTTCAACCTCAGCTTTCTCGACTTCTTCTTTGACTGCTTCTTTCGACTGCTCTGTAACGCTTTTGCTCACAGCGGTCTCGATCATATTTCTAAGACTTTCTTCTGTGATTTTCATTTATCTATGATCTCTATCCCTGGTGAATTTCAACGTATAGGGTTGTGCCGTGCTGTTTATAGCTCCATGTATCTCTAAGGGCTTGCCCGTATATTTTGTGTTCTTGGTTGTAGCGGCTAATATGATGTATCAGAGCATATCTCTACCGCCGGGCGTGCCCTCTGATAGTCCGAGCCAGCCGTCGCGTTCCTGGGATGGAACACAATTCCGGGGGTGGAATAACGGCCAGCTTAGCAGTTCCCTTATTTGCTGACAGGGATAAATGTTACTGGTTCTGTGCCAGTACGATTAGTACACCTCATATACGCTATGGATATGAGGCTTGGCTAATCTATGGTTAGTGATTCCGCTTACTCGGGATAACGAGCTTAGGCTGCTGCCTGCGCTTAGCCTTTGCACGTTTCCTCGATTGCTTGAATTCACGGACGGAGATTTCGTCATCCTTGCCGTCCGTCAAGACTTTGTGGTTACCCTTCTTTTTTACGAATATCATGATTATTTCCTGGCGGGAGAGGAAGGAATCGAACCCTCACCTTACGGTTTTGGAGACCGTCGCTCTCCCGATTAAGCTACTCTCCCAAAGTCGGGGAAGCCGGACTCGAACCAACATCACTAGCTCCCAAAGCTAGTCGTCTGCCGTTGACTTATTCCCCGGCATGGTGGACTCGGTCGGGATCGAACCGACATCTAACAGTTTGCAGGACTGCCGCTTTCCCTGATTAAGCTACGAGCCCTCGAGCGACCATAGAGACTCGAACTCTAATCTGAAGGCTTGGAAGGCCCCCGCTTTACCAATTAAGCTACGGTCGCATGATGGCAGAATCGACGGGACTTGCACCCGCTTCCTTCGCCGTGACAGGGCGATGTCTCGACTACTTCGACCTCGACTCTGTATAATCACTCATCCTCAGTCAACACCTTCCCCCGTATCCGGGCAATCTCTACCCGTGCGGCTTCCCGTGTAGCTTCGGCAATCAACGTCTTTATGTCATCCGACTTGAGAAGCGTTGCTAGGGCTTCGGCTATAGCGTCGATATTCTGGTCGTCCCCATCCTCTGCATTTTCTGTTTTCGTCTCAACGCCGCCCTCGCTGTCATCTGTATCCTCAATTTCAATATAATCTTTCTCTTCTTCACGTGCCGGATCTGTAGCGTCTAGCAATGTTTTCAATTCAGGAAGAGCATCCTCGATGGATGAAATGACGCTTTTAATCAGCGTGCGGTTTTTGGAACTCAGGACGCGTCCCTCTTTAATCTCTGCAACCTCAGCTTTCAGTTCCTTGATAATTGTGAGTGCTTCTTTCAGGTCAGCCCTGTCGTCTGGCTCGTGTTCGGTCTCCTCAAGTTCAACCTCAGCCTCAATGTCACCGACTCGAAACAGATATTCCTGGTCTTCGGTATCTTCAGCGTCCTCGAATATCTTCCCCGGTCCTGGCCGGTCAGCACGTCTCATCTTACCACCGCATTTTTCGCATTCCAGGTCACTGCAATGTTTCCCCGGTTCGAGCATCGTCTTGTGTCCGCACTTGATGCATTCACAGGTTATCGTTTCCTCGGGGACTAGGTTGTCTTCGCCGGCCTTATCTTCACTGACCTTGCTCTCTGCCTCAATATCTTCGGTTATCTCGATTTCTTCAGGCTCTATATCCTCATCGGCACTCTCTTCATCATCTTTTTCGGTAACCTCGGCAACCTCAGCAACAATCTCAATCTCGGCATCTGCCATGTTGATCTCATCAACATCGCCACTCTCGACAAGTTCTAAGTCCTCGCCCTCCCAAGGTTCAATGCCCGTCGGGACGCGCTGGAAAATGTCGTCTACCTCCACCACTTCACCGTACTCGAAAAACTCACTCTCTTCGGCTTCCTGTAGAAGCTTCATTTCGACCAATCTGCAGACTGCCTTTTCGTGTTCCTTAACCCAGGCTTGCGCCTCAGCCATCGTCCACTTTTCAACGTCAAAAAGATACGTGATGATTTTTTTGCACGTACCACAGTAAAGCGCCTTGATTCCCTGCTTGGCGGAGACAGCAATAGTCTTGATCCTATGATCGTCATGACCTTCGGAGACGGGAATGCGGTGATAGTTATCCGTAGTTTCAGGCTTGGTTACGGTTTCACTTTTTGTGTCGGTTTCAACGTTTGTTGAAACAGCGGATTCTGTTGAAACAGTAGTTTCTGGTAAATCCTCAGCCTCGAGGATTTTCTTCAGCGCCATATCACCAACTAGCTCCTCATCAAGGTTATCGGGTTCGTCAAAATCTTCATTGCCTAGCTTGAACTCTTGTTTAAATTTTTCTGACTGGATAGGTAAGTCACCCTTTTCGAAAGCTAGGTTTAGACTTTGGGCATTTGATGCAATCGGTACGTCTGAGTGTTCGAGTAAAATCCAACGCGTATATATCATCTTGGCTTTCTGGCTTTCTTCTTTGGCAATGCCATAATCTTTTTCTAGGGCATCTTGCCACTTTGCAAATTCTTTTGGGTCATCTTCGGCATTTACGCCATCTACCGGGATAAATCCAACACTGTTTGAATTAAGAAAACCACCCTTGATGCATTCGTATACGTCTTGTGCAAATGCATGTTTGGCATATTGACTTTTGGCTAAAATTCCCTTTTCAGTTACCTTGAGCCATAAGTCTTTTGCGACGGGTAATGAACGGTAGTCATGCCCAAAAAGAACACTTGGCGATGCCCTGAAATCATCTAATATAGCCCCATGTGGGATCAAAATGTCAGAATCCCTGTCTGTATGCGGAGTCGTAATAAGACGAATTACGGCTCGTTCGCCATCCTTAACGGTTATGTCCTGTGAATCCACAGGAATCATTTTTCTAACAAAATCTATTTGATCTGCTTTTTTGTGCAGCTTCTGTGCATATTTTCCAGCTTTTTGCGGGAATATATCTTTAAGTTTATATCGATCGGTTCTAAACTCCATCTGTTTGTTCCCCTTTGCTAACGTGGATCAATTAGCTGGTTGGAATGAATCCCTGAACCATGTAAATTGTTCGGGGGTTGTAACCTTTCCGTGCTGTTTGTGAAATTGTTTGTGTTCCTGCTCCGCAAGGGTCACAACGTTGTTAATGTCAAATAAGATATCTTGATATTCTTGCCAGTTGCTATGATTTATTTTATAGGTATCGAACAAACCGGAACACGTGATTGCACCACAGGCACGTAGTAGTATGTTTCGGTCTATAAAGATATTTATAATAACAAGCCCTGCAAACCCCCTTAGCACAATGTGGTTTACTTTCGCCACAAATTCTACAGTTTATATGTGGAGCCATTCTATAGTGGTGTTATTTCGACCTCTTCCCGGCTTTCTCAACCTCGTCGATAATCTCGAGCATGAAGGTGGCGAACGTCTCGAGGTCAACGGCAACGCCTGCCCCGAAAGCTCCGTCATCCAGTGCTTTCTTGAGATGTTCTACCACAATCTCCTGTTTTTTCTTTTTGCTGATCATGTCCAGTCCTTTCTGTTTGTTTATTGCTGCTTTATTGATATTATGATTGCTTTGAATACAGTAAGCCCGAGAGAGGAATTGAACCCCTAACCCGCTGTTTACAAGGCAGCCGCTCTACCGATTTGAGCTACTCGGGCATGTCCTTTATTTGATATTATTTGATATTATCATGGGGAAGATTTCTGTATTCTAGACACAGCGCCAAGGAGAGGTTGTGTTACACCACTACAATTCTCCCTAAACATCTTGTTTAGCACTTGCGGGAGACACCGCTCTAATTGTTTTTTAAACGCCTCGTCTTGGTCTACGTATTTCCAACTAATATTGCCAGTCTCTGGTTCAAACATTGTTATTCTCCATGTCCATATTGAGAATTATTAATAGCATCCATCACAGCCTCCGCATATGTTCGTCCGCTTCCCCAGATAACGCGGAGTCGCTTGCCGGGATCTGGATGCTTTCGATATCGTGAAAAGCCTACAGTAACTTCGGTTATCAGGATACGGCTGTAGCCGACATATTGCTCCCGGACACTCAATAATTTCCAACCTCGCTCGGCTAGCATCGTTCGCCCACGCTCCCAAGTCATCGCTCGCTTGCCGTAGGCTATTTCAGCTTCCCTGTTTGCTATGAGGACATAGCTTGCAAGGGAGACATAGAGAAGCGATAGAACAAGACAGAGGATTAAGATTGAGGATGAGCGCATGGGTTAACTGATGGATATTTGATGATTTTAAATCCTTGATGTTTACCATGTCCACAACAGGCAGAATGAACACCTGGGATATAACCAAGACATGCATCATAGCCCTCTTGCGCTGGAGGACGTCCACAGCGTTGGCAAAACCGCTTTCCGTCTATCGGCTTGCCGGTATCACAATAAAGCCAAGTTTTTGCCTTCGGATTAAAGAAAATATCCCATCCCCGCTCGGTTGATTTAATCATGGGTAATTAATGGTTAATTGATACAAAAAATGTAGGACGGCGGGCAAGGATATCTCCGTCGATGTGCGATCGGCATGACCACCGTCCCATTAGCCACGTGGCGATGTCAATGGCTTCGGGGTAATCCGCATCCTTCGTTGGGATGGGAGGTGACCCGAAGCGGCATAAGGGACTCTCTGATGAGTCCAGTAGTGCTTATTATTACTTGATACTTTGTAACGTTATGCGTAAATTTATTCAGTATTATGACGCAAAACATCAAGTGACAACAACCTATCTTTCTGACCATCTACGGGCACAACCGTCACGAAATAGTCATACCGACACTTCTCGCAATATGCTACACCGTCTAGTACTTCGAGATTGCGCTTGCATCGAGGGCAGGGGAAGGTCAGGGTAGTCATTAGTCTAGTACGGGAACGATAGAACACCTGCATGAAACGTGACGAGGAGGCTCACCAATATCACGATAATCATTTTTGAAGGTGTACGTCCTACCATCTTGCTCTATAATTTCAGGGTCATCTCCCTTACTAAAATAATTTTCTTCAAGCCCGATTATTTTTCCATCTAGCAATTCGCAACTAGGGCAGGTTCTGCGGTCGAAAAATGTCTGCCATTGCTTAGCCTTGACAATACCCGATTGCTTGTAAGTCTCTACGTTTCCCTTATTGCTAGCCAGTAGCGTTTCGGTGCGTGCAATTTTTTCTGACCGTTGCTTAGAGCCGATGATGTTCGAATACGCCTTATTAACTCGCTTGATAAGCTGCGGTATGCCCTCGCCGTCGGATATACCAGCAATCAATTCACGCCTCAGCACGTCGGTATTCACCGCCTCGAGATTCTTACTTAGCTCTGGCGTGTAAGCCTTCAGCCATTTCTGCACTTCCGGGTTTTCTACGTCAAACGACATTTCGAGGCTGTAGCGGTCAATCGTGCGCTCCGATTCGGCTGTCATCACGTCTACGAATATCGCATTCGTCTCGTCCGCAATCTTCTTCTCCATTATTGAGACGGGGTAGAGAATGTTATCGATCTTGTCCTTCGTCCTCCATGCCTTTTTGGTTTTCTTGAGGTTTGCGATGATAATCCGGCGCTCCTCATCCCAGACGCCTTGAAGCATTGCACCCATTCGCCGTTCGTAAGGTTCGATGGCCTTGAAGAGTGCCCCGAAAAACTCATCGTGTTTGTCCTTTGCTTCCTGGTCTTCGGTATCCTTGCGTAGCCTTTGAAGCATGAACCGTGCTAGACGCTTTGAGATGGTCTCGCAGGCCACACATTCACATTGATGCTGGATGTAGTCCTGTGCTATCTGCTCTGCGAGTTTGTCTTGGGATTCGGGTGTTAGCATGGGTTATCTGTTCATATCAAGGTGTATGGTAATGGTTTTTCTTCCCGTATATTTATGATTCCTCCATAATTGTTCTGGCGGCGTATATACTTCAGCTACCTCGTTTTCCATATCTACACTTGTGATATGAATAATGTTTTGTTTGGCATAATCCAGAATCATCTGGATATTTTCTTGGCCATCAATATTGCTGGCTTTCATCGTTCCCTCTCCGGCCACTCCGTCATCTCACAAAACGGAGGCTTCTCGCTTAGCTTTGATGAATCGAGCTGGCATTTATATTTTTTGCACGTATCACCCTTTTGCCTGTTAGGGCACTCGATGCAATTTTCAATCTTCACTCGCTCATCATTCGCCGCTTCCCGTGCCTTAATCCGTTCTCGTTCGACCTGGGCCTGGTAGGCGTTCTCTAGCAGAATATCCCGTATGTCTATGAGTGCTTCGGCGATTATCTCACGGGTACAATCAAAATCATCATCTTGCAAATCTGCCAAAAGCTCTTCCCTTGTCCTCATTTCTCGCTTACCTTCACCCATTTCTCACCATCCCATACCTTGCTATGCTTTTTCTTCATGTAAGACGAAACCCACATCTTTTCCAAGGATTGTGACAACAGGGGTGGCTTCAACTCAACTGACGTTGAAAGCTGATACGTAAACCAATCATAAAACATGATAACAAGATTATATGGAATGTCGTCCATTATCTCCTGGATCTGGTCTTGCCTGGGGAGTCAAGTGCAATCCCGTAGTTCGGCGTTTCCATGTGGAGAATCTAGATATACGGGTCTGTACATATATTCAATTCCACATATAACCTGTGGAATATCAAAGTTATCAGGTTTACACCAATCCCCTAAAGATGGCTCCCACGTTTCCCGAATCTCATCGCAATCGCACATCTTTACATACTCAGGTGAAGTATCCATCATGCCTTCTCCTTCATCCCCTTTTTCGGCTTCACTACAACACGCTTCCACTCGGGACGCTCGCCCCCAAAATAAGGCTTTGCATACCCTACAGCAACAAGCGCCGCCGCTAAATCGATACCGTCACATTCAACCATCGCAAGTATCCGAAAATACTTATCCCTCCGCATGTTGCACAGCACAACCTCATCAGCGCCTAGTAGCATAGCCGTTGCAAACAGCTTAGCCTTCACCGCAAGGTCACGCTCATACTGTGTTTTACCGAATATCTCAGGACAGTCTATGCCGAATACTCGGATGCTTATCTTCTCCCCGACTATCGGGGGAAAACAGTCGATGTTTACCTTGAACGTATCGCCATCGTAAACGGATACGATCTCGCTTACCCGAACATCGCCATATGTCCCGGCGGGTCGAACGCTTGTCGCTTCCTGGCAGGTCGGGGCAACCAAGGCAAGGATGAGGACGGCCAGAAGTAGGGTGCGCCTCATTTGCTAATCATTCCATTCATCCCAGTTATATTCATTTATTCTGCTATACCAGGGCGGATGATATATCGTAATTTTGTGCTCATCCGGTTCTTTAAGCCGGATAGTTCCCGCGTCATGACGTTGATGATTTTCCGGTTCCTCTTGATCCCACATGTGGCATGATTTATATTTCTCAAGTGCCTTCCAGGGTTCGTAGGGTTTATAATTGCCGTAATCGATTTGTTTCCCTTTCCTTTTGTGCTTCTTGATAATCAGCCTCACTCCCCTTCCTCATACTCAAACCGCTGTGCACAATGTGGACAAGTAATGACTTTCCCTTCTAGGGTTAGGATTCGACGTACTGCCTGCCCCTTCTCTATGACAAGCTCCCACCTATCCTCAATATCCTCACCTTGGGCTACAAATTTTCCCTTTAACCCGAAGTTGGGATACTTCCTCCGCATTTCCCGAAGAATGAGATTGACAATTCCATCCATGCTGTATGTCTTCTCTCCCCCGTCCCATCGAATCCCTGAAAAATCCTCGTTAAACTCCAAATCGATGTAATGCAGATCACGGGACTCCCACTCGGGATGTTCCCTGCAATCCTCTCCGAACATAGAGTTGAGCTTTGCAAGTTGGGATGCGGTAAGTTCTTTCGTGAATTTTAACTCGCCTTTAAATTCGGTATGGTATCCCATGTTATTCCTTTCCCCTTTCCTTAATCTTCTGCTCGCATAGCGGACACGTCTTCCTTCTTGCAAGCTTACGTTTCCGTGCAATGTTAGTCCCGAAGCCATCGCGGAAAAATTTTAGGTATGGAGTGTCGTTTTTGTTATATGCTAAGGCTATAGCATGTACTAAACCGCAAGCTAGGCTGATACCCAACCTGGGTTATCCGCCTCTTTGCCATCTTGCAGTAATCAAACTTAATATCTATGCCGATAAACTTACGACCCAGTTGTTTCGCCACGACACCCGTCGTCCCTGCGCCGCAGAACGGGTCAAAAACCACGCCCCCCTCTGGGCACCCTGCCTTAATGGGTTTCTCGCATAACTTCTCAGGAAAAACTGCAAAGTGGGCCTCAGGAAAAGGGCTTGTCGGTATCGACCAATAGTCCCCAGGATTAGGGCCGTCAGGTGGTGTCCAGCGTGGATCCCGCTGATACCTTGCGCCACCGCCCTCGATTCGTGACGGATTTCCTAACTTAGCCTTCGGCCTAGTCTCGGCAGGTATCGACCATGAATCGCCTGGATTTTTGCCGAGGGGACCATTCCATTCTCTGTATCCCTTGCCTAATGGCGAAAGTCTTGCCGTTCCATATTTTTCTTCTCTCTGATTGCGAAAATTACTCTCTGTGATATGCGGTTCCCTCACCGCATCTAAATCGAAGTAATATTTCCTTTCCTTCGAGAAAAGGTAAACATATTCCCATTTGTTCGAGAACCTATCCTTGACACTACTCGGCATCCCGTTAGGCTTGTACCAAATAATCTTGTTCCTCAGTATCCATCCATCCTGAATCAGCGACCATGCCAACCTCTCTGGGATCATGCAGAGGCATTTTTGAGCCATCGGCAAATCTCGTTTTTTCCCAGACATAGACGATAACCCATTTTTATTACCTAAATTTCCTTGACTATGGTAACCCGGACTGGAAGAGTAAGTATCCCCAATATTCAACCAGAGAGTACCCATCGGCTTCAGCACCCTTTTTACCTCGCCGAATACCTCAGTCATGTGCTCTATGTAAAGTTCCGGCGTAGGTTCAAGGCCGAGCTGGTCAGGGCCCGTCCCATAATCCCGCAATCCCCAGTATGGAGGGCTGGTTAGGCACATGTCTATACTCCCAGACCGAAATGCCCGAAGAATCTCTAAACAATCCCCGTTTATCACCATATCACTCATTAAGTGCCCGATCCCCCTCCTTTAAAAATGATTTGCACAATTCAATCTTTATATCCCACAAGGCAATTGCCAGTTCTCG